GGCAAGTAAACTATCCGCTTATGGTGCAAATGCATCCTCCAGCCCCCCCTTAGGGGGGCATTAGAACCTCAGATCAAGTGATCCAAGGACCGAGATTCGGCCATTCGTTAGAGTAGCCGGTCTTGGTGAGAGTTCTAGTATCACTACGTTGGGCCTCACGGCCTCGCGAGAAGTCGGTTGAACAAGTCCGGACCCCGTTGACATAACAGCCAACAGGATCGGACCCACTCAGTCTTCCTCCTCGGTGGAGATACTTGAAACGCCAGCCTTGCCAGCCGGCGCGAGCTTTGGTAACTGTACTTTGCCGTGAGGCGAAGTCAAGGTCTGCGACGAAGCCGCCGTCTCCTGTCCCGTCAGGGATGTGGAAGCGGCGATCTTCGGAAACAGACCTATAACAGCCATTCCAAAGCTTACGCAAGCGAGCGTCACACCCAAAACCGCCATAAATGCGGCTGGAATAGCGACGAGCAAGGTTAGCATATTGGTACATTGATTCCTCAAAGGTGACATCGGTGCTCCTTAAAAAGAAGGGCCGAACATCGTCACCACAAAAGAAATCAGTACCGCAACTCTCATAGAAAAGACCTTCGCCAAAAGTCTTTTCTCGGTTCACACTAAATCCCAAGAAATTTAGCGTTCGAGTGACCACATCAGTGATCTCGGACGGCATGATTAGGTCATCGCCATAAGCGAGGACTTCTTCGTGCCAGACATTACTTGCTTCACAGGCTCCTAAAAGGACCCCATAGAACAGCAGTGTCTCGAGTTCGAAAGTGTAGCCATTCCCCATCGACGACCACTTCTCCAGCTCTATCAACTCCCCATTAAAAACGGTGGAGTCTACACGGGCGTAAAGAAGCAGCTCGACCCACGGTACCGGCAAAAGTGCCCAGACAGCCTCACGGCATATGGTGTCACTCGCGCTGGATAAATCCATGGTAGTCAGTCCGCATTTCTGAGCGCGCCTTGCGGCGTTCTGGTTATGCGACTGCGTCGACAGGTCAAGACCAAAGGCCCTGAGACGTTTACGGAGCAACGCACCGATGCCTAACTGAACATAAATGTTCATGTCGGGTTCGATACATATGCACCTGTCCGTCCTAGAGTCTTTGGGAACCGTCGTCAACTTACTGCTCTCGCGTAGTGCGAGGTCAGGCCCAGATGCTCCCCTCCATAGGGGGGGGAGACAATGGACGAAAAAGTCGGCGACTCTCGGTGTGGCGTCAAGCTGACGCTTAGAGTACTTGAGACCCTGAGACACCTTACGCGAGAGAGAGGTAGTGGCGCCCGGCCCGAATCGCATGTGTTCTTCACAGAACGCTAGCTTCTTCGGAGTGAGCTTCCCTAGAATCCGATCAATGAACGACCGTGCGTGACTAATCACACAAGCGACGTCATCGTCCGGGGCAGAATGCCACGAACCCGATTGGAAATCCCAGAGACGCTCATTCGACAGGGCGCACATCCTCTCCGCCTCCCGAAACTTGCTGACCGCTACAGCGGCCCGATCGATCCCAGTTGGGAGTCGAGGGTTCTTCTTTAGGAGCGAGCTTACCAAATAGTCGAACCTGAATTGGTCGACGTCGCACTCCCGGTAATTAGCCGGAGAGATTGCGATATGGGCAAGCTGGCTCCACTCTTGGTGTCGAATCAAGAGGAAGATGGCAAGTGAGCGAGGGGTATCTACGTCTTCACAGATAGTAGATACCAGCTTACATTCGACCTTGAAGAGGTCGACAGAACCATGCTTAACAGTCATGGGAAACTCCATCCCTAACGGGAATTAATCAAGAGGTCTTGCTAAGGGAGAACCCCAAAGCAAGAAGAACCGTTAATACAACGGGTCGAGATCTTTGACGGGGGCACGAACCACCGAGTTCGCGAGAGCATTGGCAGCGAAAGCTGCCAAGTTCGCGCGTTCGGAGGCCGTTGCCGTCTTCGGAATCACGAAGTAACTCTTGAAACGGAGAGTGTAAGCAACCGTACTGACGCCGTTGACAGTAGAAAGAACTGGGTAATCCAGCTCAATGTCAACACGGTCAGTAGCTCGAGTGTTCGACGAAGGAGAGCTCTTGACGGTCAAGTTGGTAAAACCAGCCGACACGCCAGAACTCTTCTCTGAGAACACGCTCAGCTCGGGGGCGATTCGCACAGGTGCGAAGGTCTTCGCGACAGGGGTCGCAGCACCATCATTGATGGTCAAGGATGCCGTAACTTGAGGCATAGTAATCTCCTAACATTGGTTGGGTTATGGGACGGTCTGGTCGAATAGTACAGGTCAAGCTTAAAGCCTAATCTGCGCCAAAAGAGCCAAGCCATTTACGACCGATAAATACGACCCAGAGGGTTGGTATCTGAGAGGGGGAAGGGAGAGCGTCATCTGGTTCGAGAAACGATGTTTCGTTTCGAAGAATCCAACATGAGTGCCCAACCTGCCCGTGCTCTCAGGCCCGAAGGTCGTTTTGTAGGACCGTTGCACAGTTAAGTTCTCAACCCCTACCATGGCGTCTAAAGACTCCAAGTAGGCCCCAATGGGGATTATCTGGTCAAGAACAAAGGAGTAAGGAACAAGTTCCCACCCCGCTGCAGCAACGTTGGTCAGTCCTACCTGGGTGAAACGCTTCAAAGAGGCGTTTCTAACGAGGTACCGAGCACGAATTCTCTTCGAATAGGCCGCGTAGTTAGTCCACCGATATCCTGTGTCCCTTTTTAGGTCCCCAGAAACACCGGTAGCCGACCGCGCAAGCCGATCCGTTAAGTTAACGTACATCGGAAAACCTTCGTTCACTGCTCCAGCAAGCTCCTCCGCCATACCACCAAGATCGCTGAGAATGGGTATCATTCCGTATTGGAACTGCAACCATTCGTTTACAGCTTTCTTGGAGGCACGGCGGGGAACAACTGGACGGTCACGGATAAGCAGCGATGCCACATTTCCGAAAGCGAACCCAGGGTTCAGCGCACGCGCTGCACTGTAAATGCGCCTTGCCGTTGAGGCAAACAGACCACAGGTAGACCTGTACTCTGCACACGCGACAGCCAGATTCACGTTCTGGTTCTTGATTTTCGCCCTTAATCTCGACTCCAAAGGAGCCCACTCGGCGAGCCACGGCTCGCTATGTAGGTTCCCCAGACTCGGGGTGCAAGGGTAATAGTCTCGAACCGCGACGAGGTCTATGCTGCCAGCGTCGGTGTAGCGACCAATCCCCCCATAGGCGCGCTCAGTCGTCACAGTGCGAGACGTCGCCGAGGCGAACGGATCCGAAGGAAAGGGACGCTTCACCGTATCGGTAATCGAAAGCTTTTTATAGCCAACGATCGACGATGTCGGATTAAGAAGCTGACCATTCCAAGGAGCAATTCGCCCGGTAGTCCCGTACTGATAGACAATGCGTTCCATCTGAGGTTCAACGTTACAGGGGAAACGAAACCGCGGGAAATCCG